GTCGACGACCGGGACAGGTTGGTGTGGGAGACGCTGATCCTGTCGATGGCGCGGCAGCTGGGGAAGTCGTGGTTTTTGCGTGAGTTGTTGTTGTGGCGGATCCATCAGGGGGGGCGGTTCGGTGAGCCGCAGGATGTGTTGCACACGGGGAAGGATCTGGCGATCTGTAAGGAGGTGCAGCGGCCGGCGTTGCATTGGGCGAAGGCGAGGCCGGACACGTATTTGGTGCGGGAGGCGAACGGGGAGCAGAAGATCGAACTGAAGGAGGACAGGTCGCGGTGGATGATCGCGTCGCGGGATGGGGTGTACGGGTTCTCGGTTTCCTTGGGCGCTGTCGATGAGGCGTGGAAGGTGAAGCCGAAGACGGTCGATGAGGGGCTCGCGCCGACGATGGTCGAGCGGACCCAGCCGCAACTTTTGTTGGTGTCGACGGCGCACCGGGAGGCGACGTCGCTGATGCTCTCGAGACGGCAGGTCGCGCTCGAAAACCTCGAGCTCGGCGACGGCGACCTGCTGATCGAATGGTCGGCGCCGCGGGAGTCAGCGTTGGATGATGTGGATGGGTGGCGGATGGCGTCGCCGCACTGGTCGCCGCAGCGGGAAAGGTTGGTGGCGAAGCAGCTCGAGGCGGCGAGGGCTGGTGAGGCTGACCCGACCGAGGACGAGGACGACCCGGTGGAGGCGTTCAGCGCCCAGTGGTTGAATCGGTGGCCGCGGCGGTTGGCGTCGGAGGGTCAGGCGGAGCCGTTGCTGGAGCCGGGGTTGTGGGCGTACCTGGAGGAGCCTGGACTTGTCTCGTCGTCGCCGCTTTACGTTGCAATCGAGGACAACTACGGGCGGGGCGCTGCCGTGGCGGCGGCGTGCCGTTTGGACGACGGCCGGGTCGAGCTCGACGGCTGGTTGTGTGATGACTGGGACACGGCGATCCTGGAGCTGCAGCGGCTCGGGGTGTACCGGCAGGTGAAGCAGCTCCTGGTTGGTGCGTCGTTGTTGACGTCTGTGCCGCCGGGGACGATCCCGTCGCCGACACCAGCCGGGTCGGCTGAGACCAGGGTGGGGTTGCCGTTGTTCCGGGAGCTCGCCCGCGGCGGGTTGTTGGCACACGACCACACCCCCGACCTTGATGAGGCCGTCGCGCAGGCGCAGGTAAAAGACCTCACCGCCGGGATGTCGTTGGAGAAGGGCGGCCAGGCCCACCTGATCAGGGCGACGGTGTGGGCCCTTAACGCGGCGCACTGTCCGGCGCCGTCACCGGTGATCTTCTGATGGGCCTGTTCACCAGGTCGATTCGGCCACCCGACCCGGAGACTCCGAACAACAACCCTGCCGGGGTCCCGCCGGCGTCGGTCGGCCCACCGGACGCTATCGGGGGGAACCCCGACGGTGTCCAGCTCACAGGCGAGGACGGTGCTTGGTCGCCGCCGAGGATTATCCCGTCGGCGTGGGACGGCTGGCCGGCGGATTGGTACACGCCGTGGTGGGGGGCCGGCGGAATGATCCAGGAGCCGCTGACCGACACGGCGTGGATGTGCGTTGACTTCAACGCGTCCCAGTTGGCGGCGATGCCGCCGTATTTGAAGAATGCGGCGTCGACGTTGAACGCGGACTGGTTGAACAACCCGGATCCGGACGTGTATACGGGCTGGGGTGAGTTCATGAAGCAGCTCGCTTGGGACTATCAGGCGGTCGGGGAGGCGTTCGTACTCGTCACTGCGCGTTACTCGACGGGGTGGCCGGCGCGGTTTCATGTGGTGCCGCCGTGGTGGGTCACCATCGAGATAGAGGACGGATTGCGGGAGTACGAGATCGGTGGTGTCGACGTCACCGCAGATCTGCTTCATGTCCGGTACCACTCACAGGTCGGGTACCAGCACGGGATCGGCCCGTTGGAGGCTGGCCGGTACCGGATGATCGCGGCGCGGATGCTGATCAAGTACGGGATGAACATCGCCAGCGCGGGTGGGATCCCGGCCGGGGTGTTGAACCATCCGCTCGAGTTGAGCGCGGAGCAGGCGCAGACGTTGCAGGCGCAGTGGGTTCAGTCGAGGCTGAACTCGATGGGCGAGCCGGCGGTGTTGTCGGGAGGGGTGACGTGGACACCGACGCAGATCGACCCGACCAAGATGGGCCTGACATCGCTCTTGGACCGGGAGGAGGGCCGGATTGCGCACCTACTCGGCGTCCCCAGCGAGCTTGTGGGGATCCCGACCGCGACCGATCCCATGACCTACAAGAACGTGACGATGTGGTTCGATTTGCATTGGCGCAGCGGTTTGCGGCCGAAGGCGCAGTTCCTGATGGAAGCCCTCTCGGGGTGGGCGCTGCCGCGAGGGACGACGGTGGAGCTCAACCGGGACGAGTACATCGCCGCCGAGCCGCTCGAGCGGGCGCAGACCGCGCAAATCCTGAACTCGATCGTTGACCCGGTTACGGGGCAGCCGGCGTTGACGGTGCAGGAGATCCGCGACGCTGAACGCCTCGACAACACCAGTCCCTCCGACGTCAGCAGCGGGGTGCTCAGATGACCGGACTTGAGATCGAGATCCGTTCCTCCCAGGTTGCGGAGGTGAACTACCCGAAACGCACGATCGAACTCGTTGTGATGCCGTACGAGACCGAAGCCCAGATCGTCGAAAGAGGGCATGCGTTCACGGAGATCGTGACTCGTGGCGCGTTCGATGGGGTGCAGAAACGGACGAGCATGATCAAGGTGAACCGCGGCCATGAGATCGACCGGGTCGTCGGTCGCACCGTCGCCCTTCACCCTTCACGCGACGAGGGGCTCGTCGCAGAGGTGCGGATCTCACGGACCGACCTCGGTGAGGAAACTTTGATCCTGGCCGACGACGGGATCCTGGACGCATCGGCGGGGTTCATGCTGATGCGCGAGAACGGGAAGGTGAAAGACCAGGCGGAGGTGTGGGAGACGAAGGAGCGTCGTCGTCTCAACCACCTGTATTTGGACCACATCGCCATGACTCCGGATCCGGCGTACCCGGATGCCAGGGTGCTCGCGGTCCGCACAGGGCAGGAACAGGAGCAGGTCGTGGTGACGGGAACGCCGAACCGTGATTTGTTGGAGCTGGATCGGCTCCGCGAGTTGTATGCCGACATGGATCGTCGGTATGGTTTGAGTCGCTAGAGAACGTCCTCCTCCAGCCGCCAGAGACTAAACCGCAGGGCGGGGCGGCTGTAGACGGGGAAGGCGCTCGAGCAACACGGGACCCGTAATCCCCAACTTGTTCGCGCAGACCCCGAAGGGAGGCCCAGCGTGGCCGCAACAGACCAGATGTTGGCGAAGTACATCGCCGAGATCGAAGAGCGGCAGCAATTCATCGACGGGATCGTCGAGTCTGCTGGTGACGGCGACCTCAGCGATGAGCAGCGCGAGTTGATCAGCGAGACCCGGAACCGGATCGCGAAGGTCAACGAGATGATGCAGCCGCTCGAGGAGGCAAGGAAGATCAGCGGCGAGTCGTCGGAGCGGATCCGGCAGCTCGCGTTGGTGATGCGGCAGAAGCCGCAGGGGCCGACCGAGGTCGAGTACCGCTCCGCCGGCGAGTACGCCGTCGACATGTGGCGGGCCGGGCTCGGCGAGCCCGAAGCCCGGAACCGCTTGGAGATCTACAACCGCGCGGCGGCGCACCAGACGACGTCGCAGAACGCCGGGCTGCTACCAACGCCGATCTTGGGGCCGGTCGTCAACTTCATCGACGCCGCCCGCCCCATGGTCGCAGCCTTGGGCCCGCGGCAGCTGCCGGGGACCGGGTTCAGCCGGCCGAAGGTGACGCAGCACACCACCGTCGGCACCCAGTCGGCAGAAAAGGCGGAGCTCGTCAGCCAGTTCATGACGATCACGAAGCTGACCGTCACTCCGCAGACGATAGGTGGTTACGTCAACGTTTCCCGCCAGAACGTCGATTGGTCGCAGCCTCAGGTGATGGACATCGTCATCAACGACCTCGCGGCGCAGTACGCGATCTTCACCGAGGCGACCGCGGTGCAGGCGTTCTACGCAGCCGGCACTGCCGGGTCGGTCGTGATCCCGGGCACACCGACCGGTGACAACACCGCGGCCGCGTTCTGGGGGGCGGCAGCTCAGGTGTACAACGCGACGAAGGGGCAGGGCCGGATCATCGCGGTCGCTTCCCCTGACGTGCTCGGCTCGCTGGGTGTGCTGTTCCAGCCCGTCAACCCGATGAACCAGCAGGGCGAAGGGTTCGTTGCTGCGACGTTCGGGCTTGGGGCGATGGGGGTGATCGGCGGGATCCCCGTGTACGTCACCGCCGGGTTCGCGACCACGAAGCGGCTGATGATCATGTCGACGGCCGCCGCGGAGGTGTACGAGGACCGCCTCGGCTCGCTGCAGGTCGTGGAGCCGTCGGTGCTCGGGATCCAGGTTGCGTACGCCGGTTACTTCGCCCCGTTGACCATCGAGGCCGGCGGGATCGTCAAGGTCACGGTCACCTGATGAGTACGGCGCCGCAGGACAGGCCGGCCCCGCCGCAGCCGGGGGGCACGGTGTGGGACGCACCGAACCAGCAGGTCGTCCGTGAGGACCAGTCCGGCCCCGGGATCGACAACGGCACGAAGAGCTCGAAGGAGCCCGCGACGAAGTGATCTGCGCGGTGTGTTTCCAGCCGGAGTGCGTCGCCTCTGACGGCGGGTGCCGTCGTCCGGACCCCGGGGCGATGCCCTCCCGGCTGGGACCAGGCGAGCGCGAATACCGCGGCTACGAAGAATGGGCCCTCAACCCCCTCGAGGCCCAGTTTCTACTCCACCGCGGTTTCGCGCTCGTCGACGGCCACCCCCAACCCGTGATGTTCATCCACAACGAGGCGTACGTCACCCAGGTCAGGGTGTACGGGAGCGACCCGTTGTACTCGCTAGCGGCGGTGTACTACGCGGCGGACGCGAAGGAGCCCGTCCATGCTCAGTGACGCACCCGGGACGATCGCGTTGCCGACCGGCGAGATCGGCCGCTTCACCCTGTTCACCGTCAGCCTCGCCGCGACGAAACAACCGGCCGACACGCATCTGAGCGTGACGGCGTCGGCGAGCGTGGTCGAGAACCTCAACACCGTCATCCGGCAGCTCAGGGCCGAGGACGAGTGGGTGTGGATCATCGGTGACGACCACGTCTGGGAAGCCGACTGCCTCACCCGGCTCCTGGCCGTGATCGACGAGAACCCCGAGATCGACGTGCTCGTCCCCCTGGTCACGAAACGGAACCCGCCCTGGCATCTGGTCGTGTTCCGCGACGCCGGCACCTACCAGGACGGCGTCCCCCAATGGGAACCATTGGCCTGGGAGGAGATCCCGTCGTCGGGGGTGTTCGAGGTCGACGCGGCCGGGTCGGCGGGGATGCTGATCCGCCGTGAGGTGTTGGACGCGGTCGGGGAGCCGTGGTTCGCGAACAGCGACGGCACCATCCTCAACGAAGACGTGTTGTTCTGCCGCCGCGCAAGGGAGCTCGGCTACACCATCTACGCCACCGCGGATGTCGTGATGGGGCACTTGGGGATCTTCAACGTCCGCCCCCTCCACCGTGACGGCCGCTGGGGCGCCCTCACCGAGTTCTCATCCCCCGAAGAACAGTTCCGGGAGCTGTTCATGCCCGTCGAGGAACTCACCCCATGACCGTCATCGCCGGGCACCCCACACTGGAGCTCGCCCACGAGCCCGGCCTGTCCACTTTGATCACCGTGTGCGCCTCGTGCGGTGAGCTGCGAACGATCCTGTTCCTCACCCGCGACCGCTGGCTGTGTACCCGCTGCCGCGCCGAAGGAGCGGCCCCACCAAACCTGTACCCGATCGCCTAAGGAGACAACCCATGGCTGAAATCTTCCCGAACGAAGGCCTCGACCTGATCTTCGCCGGGTTCCCGAAAGGCGGCACCGGGCCCGCGAACACCTGGATCGGGCTGTTCACCGCCTACACCGCGAGCACGGTCGGCTCGAGCGCCGCGACCGTCACGTCGTGGACGGAGTGCTCAGCGGCTGGCGCCTACGCCCGGCAGACGATCAGCTCCGCGAGCTGGGGGACGGTCGGTACCACGCAGTCCGGGCGCGGATCCGCGGCAGCGCAGGTCACGTTCCCGACTGCCACGGCAGTCTGGGGCGTCGTCAACGGCTTCGTCATCGCCAACTCGCTCACGACGAACGCCGGGAACGTGTGGTTCGGGGCGAACTTCGACGACACCACCGCTGTGACGATCAACACGAACGACGTCATCAAGGTCACGCCCACATGGGTGTACACCGGCTAGGTGACCCCGGAGGAGCTGGAGGCGTTGCATGGCACCTTTCACCGGTTGGAGCAGCGGTGGAACACGCTCCCGATCCCGCAGGTCGACGGGTGGCACGCCTATGAGCCGCTCCCATTCTGGGATTTCCTCGCCGGGCTAGCTGCTGCAGCGGAGATGACCGCGGGGCGTCGGCTGCTCGACCTTGGTTGCGGTATCGGCCGTAATCTTGCGCTCGCTCTTCATCTCGGCTGGCGGGTCGCCGGGATCGACCACAACCCGCAGTACATCGAGGCGGCCCGGGAGCTGCTACCCGAAGCTGATCTGCGGGTCGCTGACATTCTCGACGAGGAAGAGTTCGACGCTGATTTGGTGTACATGTACCGGCCCGCCCGCGGTGAGGAGCTCGAGGCAGAGGTCGAGACCTTCGTGCTTGACCATGTCACGTCGGGGACGGTGTTGTTCTGGCCGGGCCGTCACCAGCCCGAGGTGTGGGTGGCCTGAAGTGGCGATCGCACTCGTCAGGGCTGGCACTATCGTCACCGGCACAACCCAGCCGACGTTCGGGCAGGCCACTGCGGCCGGAAACCTGCTGGTGGCGCTCATCAACTTTGCCAACACCAGTTCTGGGATCAGCAACGGCGTCAGCGGCTGGACGCAGGCGGTTCAGAACACTAACGGGAACGGGTTCATCTGGTACAAGCAGAACTCCGCTGCGAGCGAGACTGCACCACAGTTTTCAGGTTTCAACTCGGTAGCTACGGCCTCGGTGTTGCTCGAGTTCTCGGGTGCGGACACGGCATCGCCGCTCGACCAAACCGGCACCGGATACTCGCTTGTCACCTCGATTACGTCGCTTGCGGCCACTTGCAGTGCAGCAGATGCCAGCAGTGGCTCCCTGATCGTCAGCGTTGATTACCCCGCCGCGACTAAGGCGACGACGATCACAACCTCGGACGCGTTCAATAACGGGGCCACCGCCGTTGCGATTGGCAACAACGACGCCACCTCAACCCAAAGCCAGCACTACCGGATGAGTTACGGGATCACGACCGGGACGAGCGCTCCGGACAGCAACACGATGTCGCTAACCAACATGAACATCAGCTCGAACGCGGTCACGATCGCCTCGTTCAAACCCGCCGGCAGCGGCAGCATCTACACCAAGACCGGGAACGGCAGGGAGGGCGTCTAGGTGCCGCACGCATACGGCTACGACCAGTGGCTCCTCAACCGGACCGGGACCGGTAAGGCTGGCGGGTTCGCGTCGGGGAGCTCGCAGAAGTCGAGCGCCCCGCAAACGTATGTCAAGGCCGGGTTCGCGACCGTCGCCGGCACCGAGGCCGGCAGCAGAGCGGTTGAGCACACCCGGACGGGTTACGCGACCGCAGGTGGCACCGAGGCCGGGGCGCGGTCGCTCGTCCATTCTCGCAGTGGTTATGCAACCGTCGGTGGTGTCGGCGCCGGCGCTCGAGCGCGTGAACTCAACCGCACCGGGTACGCCGCCATCGGCGGGATTGGCGCTGGCCCGTCTGCGTCGATCACTGTCGAGACCGGCGCCGGGATCGTGGGGCTGGTCGGTGCCGGGGCGTCGCAGAAGGTCACGGGTGGCGGCACCGTCTATACCAAGTCAGGGTTCGCGACCGCCGGTCTTACAGAAGCCGGCGCGCGTGCGATCGAGCACGCCCGCACGGGTTACGCGACTGTTGGCTTGACCGCTGCCGGTGCTCGTGGACGCGAGCTGAACCGGAGCGGCTACGGGGTCCTCGCCGGTGTCGCGGCCGGGTCGAGAGCACGGGTCCTCACCAGGAGCGGCTACGCGACCGTTGGTGGCGTCGGCGCGGGCTCCGAGACCAAGAGCGGATTCAATGTCTACACGAAGAGCGGCTACGCCGTCGCCGGGTCCGTCGCTGCTGGTGCCCGAGCGCGGGAGATCAACCGCGCCGGCTATGCGATCGCCGGACTCACCGAGGCCGGGGCACGGTCGACGCTCCGCAGCAGGAGCGGCTACGCGACCGCTGGTGACAACGCCTACGGTGCCGACGTCGACATCCTGAACCGCGCCGGGCATGGTGTTGCCGGGCTGAACGCGTACGGGTTCTCGGCGCGGGCGGGGCAGCAGGTCAAGACCGGCGTCGGGATCGCGGGGCTGACCGCGACCGGTACCGACCAGCCATTGCTGGGTCGCACCGGGATGGCTGTGGTGGGGCTTGTCGCGGCCGGTACGCGCGCCCGTGTCCTGGCTCGTTCCGGGTATGGGGTGCTGGCTGGTGTCGCGTCTGGTGCCCGCACACGGCTCCTCAGCCGCACCGGGTACGCGGCCGCCGGGTCGGTTGGTGCGGGGCCGAGCGAGAGCGTGTTCGTCGAGACCGGGCTCGGTGTCGCTGGCCTGGTTGGTGCCGGTGGTGAGCTGCGCGCGGGCGGGGCGCTCAAGACGGGGCACGGTGTCGCCGGGTTCGTCGCAGCCGGCGCCCGTGCCCGGATCCTCACCCGCACCGGGCTCGGGATCCTCGCCGGGGTCGCGGCAGGCATCCGCACTGTCACCCACACGAAAGCCGGGTACGCGACCGTCGGTCTCGTCGCCACCGGCGCGAAGGTCAAACCGGGGCAGGACAAGACCGGTTACGCGACCGCGGGGCTCACCGCTACCGGGCACCGCACCAGCAGCTGGTCACGGCAAGGACACGGTGCCGCCGGCCTTATCGCCATCGGTCATCGGACGATGGTGTGGACCGAGACCGGGTTCGCGGTCCTCGAGGGCACCGGCACCGGAGTCCGCCAGACGGCGAAGCTCAGGATCAAGACCGGGTACGGGCAGCTCAGCGGCACCGGTGACGGCACATGGTTCATGGCGTCCCGCGCCCCCGGGCCACCCGGCGAGATCGTGCTCGCGATGCTCGGCTACATCGACTACCCA